CTAAAGAATGGTATAGTGGTGATGTTACTATGGGTTTAAATCAAGTATAATCTTTTTATTTGTATTCATAATATTTTATTTAAATAATAAATATCCAAAAAATACACCAAGCCCAACTTCAATATAATCTTTAGTGGTCATTATTTTAGTCTTAACTTCTTCTTTTTGATATACTTTCATTTCTTTAGTTTCAGTATCAGGATTAAGATTAGTTATATTAGCATACATTTTCTTTTTAAATAGACTCACTTTTTCATCACCAATAGTAATATCATAACTATTTTTAATTTTAATATTTAAGTCTAGTTGAGTTAAACCCATAGTAACATCACCACTATACCATTCTTTAGTAAACACTCTAGTATAAATAGGATAAGTAATACCTGGAGTAGTAGGATCTGTAGAATAACCAATAATTAAATTCTTTATACTATCTTGCAATTCAAGAATAGTTTCATTATTAATTACAATAGCACTATTAAGATCACCTACTTTCTTTTCGTACAAGTTAATAACTTTTTGTAATCTAATTATAGTTGCATCAGTAGTTTGTAATTTAGTAAATAAATTAGTATTTTCAGATTCTAATACTTCTATACTAGCTGTTTGTTGACCTAAATTATTTAATACAATCTTTAATGTATCTTGAACATGAATATATAATTGTTCTGTTTGTTTAAGTTCATTAATTCTCCTTTCACTTAACTTTAAAAGAAGCAATACAACAACTAATGCAATAGTACTAAATAAAGCAAATATTGTTAATATTTTAGTCTTACTAATATTTAATATAGGTATTGCTCCTGTAGTTCTCACACCCCCCTTTGCTTCAGGGCAAGCATTACATTCAACAACTTGATTCATCCCACTTGTATCTAAGTGAGTACATTGTTTAGTTTCAGTATATTCACATCTCATAGCAATATAAATTTAAGTTTATCATTATTCTTTTTTTATAGGGGGACGTCCACTAAATAGTCCTTTAGGCATAACTTTAGGCTTTAAATCTTCTTCGGTAAGAGTATCTACTTTAGGATTAAATCTTCGTTGAAAAGTAATATGTGTTTTAGCTCCAGCTTTAGTAGAAGATTGTTTTTTTGCAATACCTACTTTTTCTTCTTGAAAATATACTAATCCATCTTTATACTTTTCTATAGTTTCATCAGCAGGTACAAAATAATTACTTAAATCAGTAATATCTTTAGCCTTACCTTTAAATTTTAAAAATAGAGTAGGAAATATACCTACATACTTTAATTCAGTATCTTCTATTTCTAATGCAGGATCATCTGGAAATAATGTACCAAATTTAGGTTTAACTTTATCTCCAATATCATATAGAATACAATGATAATCTTTTTTAGCCATAATTAAATATCATCAAACATTTTACCAATTTGTGATACACCTTTCTTCTTACTACCTCTAAATACTCTAGTAGCTCCAGGTCTAGTGTATTCACCTTCTATTTTTAGTAATAAATCAGTAGCACGTTTAACATAATATTGATAATTAATATTATATTCATTCATATTACTAATGCTGTTAAATGTAGAACTCCTGGTCATAGATATCCTACTGATCAAGAATTGTTTAATTGTAGAGAATATTTAGATAATGAAATAAGGCATGTTAATCCTAAAATTATTGTTATTATGGGAGATACTGCATTAAGAAGTTATTTTAAATTAGCTTTTACAAATGTTACTGTTAGTATAAATCATTTAAATGCTAAATATATGATCCATAATGGACGAGTTATATTATTTATGATTAGTCCTGCTCATGCTATAAATTCTAGTGTAAATAGGGTAGCTATTTATAATAGTTTTATATCATTACTTTATTTATATAGAGTTATTAATCCTAGTCATATAATTAATTTTAATCTTTAAGATATGAGAATAGTAAAAATGATAGTTGTGTTTCTTTTACTTTCAATTATAGTGTATATGTTATTTGCTATTGCAGAGTGGAATATAAATCCTAAAGATTGGCTAAAACTATCAAGACTTTTTATGGCTTTTGTAGGTATTCCTTTAGCTGGTATTATGGCAATTATATATGGAAATTGGAAAGAAATGTAATTAATAGGTATAACAATGTAATATCTATATATTCTCCGAACAATATAATACCTAATGTTTACTAAAACAAAATGTATGAAGAAACTGCTGATAACACTTACTTTGTTATTATTTACTATTGTTTCTGTTGCTCCTAGTTTATCAAAAGTTGATCGTAAAGATTTTAATGATAGATTATGGACAGAGTATCTTAGAATTCAATATGAAATTGAATTTGATCTTTTTACAGATCATCTAGGATATAAAGAATCTAGAAATAATTGGATGATAGCAAATAGTATTAATTGCATAGGTGAATGGCAATTTGCTTATCGTACTCTAAAACATCTTGGGTATGGTCATATTACACCTAGCAAGTTTAAAACAGATCCTTCAATATTTCCTAGAGAACTTCAGCTAGTTGTATTAAAAGAACTAATTAAAGTTAATGAGTTAGAATTACAGCCTTATGTTGAGTACATAGGATTAACTATTAATGGTACTATTATTACTAAAGCTGGACTCCTTGCAGGATGTCATTTAGGTGGTATTGGTTCTGTACGCAAATATTTAACATCATTTGGTGTTATTGATAAGAAAGATGCATATGGAACAAAGATTTCAGATTATATAAAAGAATTTAGTTTGTATAATCTATAACAAAGAGGATAAGTAATCAGGCTGATTAACATTAGCTAAGTGATAACGTTTAACGTATTCCGATTACTTATCCTTCTTTTATTTATAATAATAATTATAAAGGATTTATTAATTTAACTAATCATGAGTAAAGATAAACAGATTATAGCAAAGCAAAAAGAGTTAATTCAAATATATGATACACTTATAAGAAACCTAAAAGATACTATTGATCTTTTAAATAAAGGGATTCATTATAATTCTTCATCATTTGACGATATTGCTAATAATATTATAAGAGTAACTCCAAGATTTAAAGAACTTGAATCCGAGCTATCCGCTTTAGAGCAAGAGGAAGAAAAGCCTATCACAGTTGACCAAAAAGAATTAAAGGATTTTATCCTTGCAGAATCTAAGAAAGGAAATATAGTATATGCTTCTTTTGAGGGGCTATATTCTGTTCCGATTGACGACATTATTAAGCAACCAGTAGAAGGACTACTTTACGATTTAAACAGGGATGTTGCGACAGTATTAACCTTTATTGAAGATCCAAAATGGATAAATGACTTTGCTGTCGCTTCAGTTATTACAGCACTTCATAAACTAGCATTTAAAAACCAATAACCAATGAAAGAGATATACGAAAAGATTTACATTAAGTCGGAAAGTGATTTGCCGAAGAAAACTGGTAATTACTTTGTTGCTGAAAAGGATAATAATAAATATATATTCTTATGTTCTTTTGAGTGCAATAATGTAATGAGTAAATTATGGCTAAGAGACATTGACTGGTACTTACAGCCTATTGAATTGCCGAGTGAGAAACTAATCAGTGAAGAAGCAAGTAAGCAAGTGAGTCTTTATTTAAAGGCAAGAAATAATCCGACTGTAGATTTACATAAAAGGTTTGTTCACATGGCAAAGTGGATGCTATCACAAATTAAAGGAAAGGAGTAAGAGATGAAAACAATAGAACGAATAGTTGCAAGAAATATTTTTATTGCAGGATTCCAATCGTGTAATGGAGGGAGAACGCTTAAGCAGGCAAAACAATGGTTTGATAAAACATATCCTATTGAATCACAACCTGAACAGCCAAGAGAGCAAGTATTTTGTCCTAATTGTGGTTCAACATCCGAACATTATGAGACATTAAATAAAGCACATTGTCGTAGCTGCGGTAAAATATGGGACTTTAAAAGCACTCGATCTATTGAGCCGAGAGAGCAAGAGAAGGAAATGTCTAAATGTTGTGAGTATCCGATCATAGATTTTAGGACTAAAACAAGAGGTATTATTAAGTGTTGTTCTCAATGTTTACAGGAAGTTAAATCTATTGAGCCAAAGCCTGATACTTCACAGGTTGAATCTTTATTAATTGAAAATACAGCAGTAAATGTTTCCATTGATAAAATAGAGATTACAGAACTTGATACTTCACAGGTTAAGACAGCAGATGAAATGCTGAGAATTAAACATGCAGACGATAAGTGGGAGCCTAATCTTACAAATATGGTTAAATTTGCAGAAGAGTATCATGCTCAATTTCTTAAGCCTTCACAGGTTAAGACATCGGAAGAGATTTATAAGTGGCTTGCTAGTAAAAAATATCAAACAGAGTATGGAGAAAATGGAGAATATAAAATGTATTTTGAAGTTGATATGCCAAAAATCTTACACGAATACGCCCAGACTAAGCAAGTAGAGATAACAGATGAGATGATTGAGAAAATGTATCCTACGGATTTTGAAATACTAAAAAGTAAATTGAATATGCCTGATCTTCTTTCTCCGTATTCATTACATCAACTATTAAGCATAATGGCAGCATCAAATAGTGATAAAAGAGAAGGTGCAAAGGCACTCAGGGACGGTAAAATTAAGTAACTAAAAGTAAATAATAAAATATATGATAGGTGCTTATTATGATATAGAAGCGTTTAGTAATTATATATCTTTCTTATTTCTAGATATGAGTACTAAACAAGAATGGATTGATATGTATATTGATGCAGATATCAATAAAGATTTAAAACAAAAAGAATATGCACTTAGTAATATGAATTATAAATGCTTTATATTACATGAAGATCAATATGATGCTATTGAATTTTACGAGTTCATGAAAAATATTAAATTACTTATAGGATTTAATAGTATTAGATTTGATGATTTATTAATAATGAAAATGCATACTATTAAAAATATTGCATTAGCAGGAAATACTAATTGGAGAACAATAGATATAATTAAACATTTATGTGATAGTATAATTGATAACAATGATATTAATTATAGATACATGGATGAAGAATTAAAAAGTTTTAAACAATGGTGGACTAGTATTGATCTTTTAATGTCTGTATTTGAAACTATAGAAAGAAAGAGTTTAAAACAAAGTGCTATTAATCTTAAATGGTATAGAATAGAAGATTTACCACTTAAACCTGATGCTACAATTACTAAAGATCAATTTCAAAAAATATTTGATTATAATATGAATGATGTTCTTATTACTAGAGCGTTACATTTAAAGAAGAAAGAATTATTTGAATTAAGAATTGATATAGGTGCTGAATATGGAGTTAATGTATTAACTTCTAATAAAAGTACTATTGCTGATAAACTAATGGGTAAATTTTATTCAGAATATACTGGATTAAAATATTATCAATTTAAAGATTTAAGAACTTTCAGAAGTACTATTAATTTTGGTGATATACTTAATCCTAAAATACATTTTGATACACCTATTCTCAAAAAAGTATATGAAGAAATATTAAATACTGAATTTTATATTGATAAAAAATATCAAAAAATTGTATTATTTCATGATAAAGGATATAAAATAGCTACTGGTGGATTACATAGTATAGATAGACCAGGTAGATTTGAAGCAGATAACATAAATAGATTTATGAGAGATGCAGATGTTAGTAGCTATTATCCTAGTTTAGTATATAATGAGGGTGTATGTCCTGCTCATTTAGCACCAGTAGCTTTTAGTCAAATAGTATTAATGATCAAAACAGATAAAGCTAAATATAAACAATTAGCTAAAGATTTAAAAAAGGAGGGTAGATATGCTGAAAGTAAGTTTGCTAAGGCTAGAGAAGCTGGTATGAAAATTGTTGCTAATAGTGGATTATTTGGTAAGATGGGTTATGATGGTTGGCTATTTGATTTAAAAGCCATGTACCAAGTTACTTTAAATGGTCAATTATATCTTATGATGATGATTGAAAATTTAGAAGAAGCAGGTATTGAAATTATTAGTGCTAATACAGATGGTATTATTGCTAGATTTGGTAAAGATAAACTAGATGATTATAATAAAATCACTAGAGCTTGGCAACAATATACTAATTTGGAGTTAGAATTTACAGATTATATGAAATATGTTAGAACATCTGTAAATGATTATGTATCTATTAAGAAAGGATGGACACCTGAATCTAAAGAATCTGATGAATTAGTTAAACGAAAAGGTGATTTTCTTACTGAAATAGATTTAGCTAAAGGTTTTAATGCACCTATTGTAGCCATTGCTATTGATAAATATATTTTATATGGAACATCAATTGAAACTACTATAAGAAATCATCAAGATATATATGATTATTAGATCGTCGGGCTAAAATTCTAGGGAGATTGTCTGTTCCTAAGACTGAGTACGCGCGTATATCTGTTACGGGTCCGGCAGCGGTAAATAATTGCGTGAATCCTGGGCGAGTGCGGATTGACTTACCAGCCACTCCACGGATGTTTGTAGCGATAGGGTATTTGTCTGGTGAGAGTAAGTCAACAGGATCGTTGGTATTTAAACCCCCAAACTGAAACCTGAGTTCTTTGTCACGCTTAAAAGGCATATCATACTCCCGCTCCGGAACCTGAGTCTGATTGGTTTTGAATCAATGCAGCAATCGGAGTCGATGAGGGCTGCATGTTCGGCATAGATTGTATAGAAGTAAGAACGGTCTGGTCAAGTTGAATAAGGCGAGAGTTATAGGCAGCAGCCTGAGCGAAAAAAGATTTCAAGAGAGGAAAGGTTTGCGTGAATTCCTCACCACCGAGTTTGAATGCGGCCAGATGTTCAGCGTATCCCAGAACCACATCCAAATCAGATTTACCAAGTTGGATATAATCAGCATCGTTGGTTGGTATAGGAGCGTTACGAATCACGTCTGCGGTTATAGAATAGATACCATCCGCAACAGGAGAGGTAGCGATCAGGTTCTGGCCTATTGTTAAAATTGTATCCGGAGATCCGGATTTATTATGCCAGTCGGGATCATAAATATCAGAATCCACAAGTGAGGACGGAATAACAGGAACTCCATTTATCTCGCATTGTAAAAGGGTTCGGTATTGTGCTGCCATCTTAACACCGTGATCGTATCTGGCCTGAGCGTACTGACCACGAACAGGATCATAAGATTCTCCCTCCTGTAAGAGTAAATCCGATAACGCACCCCATTTAGTAACCCATGACATATTATCAGGAAGGTTGAACAAGTCAGCAGAACTGGTTGGATCTAAACTTGCCGGAGCCTGAACGATAGTTAATTCCAACGTACCTAAGTCTATTGGAGGTGGGATAAGTTGGATAGTCAATGGAGGAGTTGATAGGATACTATACATCTCTGGAGTTCCGGGAGTAATCGCCCAATCCGGAGAGTATGCGGTTGCTCGATACTCCATGTTTTTCCAAAGACTTGTTTGGACTCCGGATACATCTTTCCATACTACACGAAGGACATCTATTGTGTTATCAGGAAGAGGGATACGAGATATCGTCGGAGGTGGGGGGATTACTGAGATGCCGGATAAAACTATACCTGTGTCGATCAGGAAGCGATTACGGCGGTTCTGAAAAGTATTGGAGATATCTGATAATGAAAACATCAGCGACCCGGACCAGATAGATGGTGTGGCTGGTTCAAGTAATTGCTGTTGTACAGATGCGACTACAGACTGCGTGGTTAGAGTGTAACCGAGTAAGGAGGGGAGCATGGATTGCAGATCGTATAACAGTGTTCCGGCTGTGGTATTAAACGTCCCACGTTCACGCCAGTATCCGGTCAGCATCTGCCATGTATATAAGGAATCAAATATCAACGAATCCAGCTCAGGATATGTTCCGGTTTCGGACCAGAAAGATTTAGATAAATCATGTAAACGAGCTGATAATTGTGATTTGGCCTGAGACAGTGTTGTATGAGTGTAGGACATTTTATACCTTAACCACCTGAACAGCGGTTGAGAATTCCTGAATAATCTGAGCGCCAATACAGGCGGTTAAGCACAGCATTAAGGCGATGATGGATGTTGTAATTGCTCGTTTCATAAATCCCCTTATTAGATCGACGTTAATTAAACCTTATGATCGTGGTGGCCACGGTCGCCCCAAGTGCATTGGTTATCATTACGCTCCCGGCACCGATCGGATAAACACACAACTTCCCATCGGCGTATGATCCGGCAACGGCATTCGCTGTACCGGCCACCTTGAATCCTCCTTGACTATTGGATAACTTTTACTTTCCATGTTCCCAAGCCCAGATCTATGGCGCTTCCTGTGTTGTTGGCAAGAGCAACATACACCATATCAGCTTCTTTCACGTAACCATATACCACAAGCCCCTGGGTATCGTAAGGTGCTGATACGATCACTTGATCGCCTAATGCGGCTCCAGGCAAGGCGATATATGAAAGCAGGTAACTGCCTCCATCTGCAATGCTTGGTGGATCAAACGCAGCGCTAGCGACAAGTATTTTTGTAATCCCCAAAAAAGCCTGACCAATATTCAGATTATACGATATAGTCCCAGCAGACGCTGTATCCCCTATCCTGATTACCGAGTCGTATTTGGCTCCGGTATAAGAATTAGCCGAAGAAAAATGGTTATTTATACTTACAACCATCGGATAGTCAGCAACCCCTGGGTCACCAATGGCAACCAGACTACCAGTAACGAAATCGTTGCCTTCCAGGTATATGGGCTGTGTCGGGATCAAACTGATTCCTCCACCGTTACGGATGCGATTGTCAACTAATCTGATCGGACTATCTCCCAATACTGTCATGTTTGCCATGGTCAGCAGATTAGCCGACCCTCCGGAACTCTCCTGATAGCACTTCTCTATAGTCAAGGGTTGTCCAGCCTGAGAATAGTATACGCTTGATGTAACTACGGCAAACTGAGTGCGCTTAATCTCCGCACCCCCTCCATTGATACTGACCCCATAGGTTGTACCGTAAAAAAAGCTCAGGTCCACTAAGTTTAAAAACGCGTTAGAGCCCTTGATAAGCAAACCCGCATTAGCCACTCCACCCGTCTGCATAAAAGCACAACGCACGAATTGATTGGTGTCTCCTTGTATCGATACACCACCATAAGAACTATCTATTTGAGCTAGGTTGGAGGCCCCCCCTGCAAGAGTTTCTTCGATGGCGCAGTTTTCGAATCTAATTTGGTACGATGGCACCATCAGATCAACCACAGCAACGGTAGTTACATTTGCTCCATTAAAGGCTACATGCTCGACTAAATGGCTGTGACCTGATATCCCAAAAACTCTAGCCTGCGACCCTATAGCTTTAACGCGGCTGCGTAGCGTGTTTGCATATGCAGCATGTACTCCGTTAATCCCATGAATATGTCTGCCAAACCCACCTACTGTCCAGCCAGAAGTCATATAGTCGCCAGCACTGAGCGTGATATCGGGAAAAGAGTTAGATGCCGCATTTAACGCAGCAGTGCTGTCGATTACACCATCTGCTTTAGCACCCCAATATTCCGGTCGGACCGTGGAGATGTGATAATTCCCAGCAAAGCTCACCACCAGGCTCCCCGTAAACCTCTGCCCATCACTCCCACTCTGGGGGCCGGTGAGGGTTAGAGTTGAGGAGTTGGAGGAAGTGAATTGGCCTCCCTGCCAAATTATCGGTATTGATATCGTGATATTCGAATCAATCTTAAACGTCCCATAAGGAATGATCAACGGTTTCCCTTCCGCTTCGGCTGCCGTGAGCGCCACAATAACCGATACCGAACCCGCCAAATCAGCGCCAAAATCTGTTAAGGACTTTGTTTCTGCCGCCCCTGAATGCTTAACGTAGGCAATCGTCACATCATACGTCTTTGCGTCCGCGCTTGTGTTTGTGATCTTGCAATGCAGTTCAAGTGAGTCATCAAGATCATCGTATTTCGCAACAAGGAACTCATTGCGGGTCTGCTCTGTTACTCCCACGCGCTGTATGGGATCGTAAAGATTCCCGGCTTTTGTGTTCTGGTAAACCATGTCCGAATCAAGACAGGTATCCCGCTTGTAAATTCCGAACGTGGTTGTGCCAGAGTTTATGCTTGGCAATACCGCGATAAGACCGATATCAATATTCACGGCATCAATGGGTCTATTTATGATTAAAGTTGCTCCAGCATCAATACTGGCCGTTGTAAACGTATCCGTTGTCCATCGCGTAGCCATGGCATTTTCCTTTAAATTGTTAGTATCTTTTTGTTGGGGAAATTAAAAAGGGCCGTTGAAAGGCAGATCAACGACCCTCAAAGGAGAAAGATGAAAAGTAAGGTATTTCTACCTCTTTATTTGTGAGATGTCAATCTTTTTTATCTGGGACATAGAGGCAAACTCCATTTAGGCGCCCCAGAATCCCATGAAGATCGGCAATAAAAGCCACCCTGAAACCATCAAGGTCGACTTTTAAGTCCTCCCTGAGCTTATCTATACGAACGAAAACGGATGTTAAATCCTCGTCTACATGACGATCGACGTTTTCAATCAGCATTTCAGCGGATTGATTGATCGCTTCCGTTAATTTTGGAAGCGTTTGATTTGTGAGTTTGTCTACGGCTCCCTGAATTCCCGCGATGTCCATAAAGCTCCTAGAATTTAAATATAAGCGCCACGGAAGGGTTTACTTTCCATTGCGCATTTCGAGTTACCGGATCTTCGGCGTATTTCCATGTCCCGAATACGGCCAGGCCGATGTTTTTATTCAGCATCTTATGGATGCCACCGCCTGCCTTGAGCATAGCGGACGACATCGATCCAGTTTGCTGCAATCCTGGTTCACCGAGTCCAAATAAACGATACCCCTTGTAGTTGAAAACCTCATAAGCAATTCCGGTTGAAAAGTCCGCCTGAAGATCCTTGCCGGCTATTGAGATGTTGCCTGTTCCCTTGGGAACCATGCCGAACGTGACCTCTGATAAAGAATACGCCTTACTGTCCTTAATCTGAATAGCCAAGCCAGCCATTCCTTTGGCTTGCGCACCGTCATAGTATCCGGCGCCTGAGAAAGCAAAGCGTTCCTGGGCTTGAGCCATGCTGCACTGGCAAGCAAGACAGCATAAGATAATGATGATCATAAACGGTAAAGCTGTTCTAAATTTCATTGTGTTTCCTTTCTGATTGTTGGTTAAAATGCCATTAAACGAATTTCGAGAGCCAGTTAACTGATTTTTCGTGAGGGGAGTTCCCAGTGTCGTATAACTGAATAATCTCCCTCGCCTCTTCGAGAAGCTCAAGGGCTTCGAAGAAATACTTGTCAGCGTTAATTGATGGCCTTTTTTGCAAATCTCTTTTAATTCCTGGATGTTCATATCACTCCTTTACCTTTTCTTCACGAAGTGCCATTATTTCTTCCCTGTTCGAATTAGCCCACCTTAGGACATGGATAGACACCCCAGCCGCCGCTATTCTCCAAAATCCTCCATACCCTACTCTGGGGATAGTAATTTCTCCGGCAGATATTTCAAAATATATATAACAAATTGGTATTCCATATGCGGGCTCCGTGATAGCTGTTAAGCCACCAAATATTCCACGTCCTACCGTTGTTCTGGTTCCGTAAACTTCGCTGCGAGACTCTCGTCTCAGCACGGTTATAACAATATCTGCATCTTCTGATTTGTCGGATAATTCAAATCCCTCTTTGGTAACCATGCGCTTTTTAATATCATTGACCGAGTCGGCTATGGACGGATCAATAAATCCTCCCATAGAACCATTCCCTCCTTTCCTGGGAAGCACTACCAGTAGATCTAAAGGCTTTTAGCCTCATAGATAAACCTATCATTAAAAGTCTGCGGTCCTGTATGCATCCCTAATGGCCTTTGCAGGAGCGAGGAGAGCTCAAACGGTAGAGCGCCTCTGGTGTGAACGGGTAACACGGCAAAAAGCTCTGAGCCCTTCGCTTTGCCCAATTGACTTTTTAAATGAATCGGTTCGATGGTTGGGTCAGCGTTTGAAGTGCTTAGAGATTTTTGTTCTGGCGTGCGACCCAATAACTCAGCCTGGAGAATTTTCTCTATGAATTCTCCATTGATAAAATTGGCGCCAGCGGATTTGGTGAGGTTTTTATTGGTAATCTTGGAATTTTGCATATATCACCATGTTAGGCTAGAAGGTTGTTGATGCCAGAGCGGTGATTACTCCGCATCAACGAACCTTCTTTTTAAGTCCGCCGACGCCTTATTTCTAATTTCAAATACACCTTAGCACAGTTTTTTACTATTTCAAACATATTTTTATTTTTTAGGATCTGACTGGTTCCCCAAATGATTGACAAAAAACTGAAAAGCCCCAATAAAAGCCGCTGCAATTATCGGCCATGGCTGGGGCAATGAATCAAAAGCTGCATTGCACATCTGCATGAAAATAAGCATTGACTGAAGAAATAAAATAGTAGTCTGTTTCATTTCAAAATTCCCCCCGTGACATAATTTCTGATAATTCTTTTGCGCGTTTTCCTACCTGGAGAGCCCAGACCGAATCTGCCATCTCCAGTGCCGCCTGCTGATAGTATCCCTTTGCTATCCAGTGCAGCATGCGCTTGAACTGGAGCAATCCTCCGTAGCCAAGATTGAAGCACATGTCAATGAGAACCGCACGTCTGGCTTCGTTGAGTTGATCCCAACCGATGATTTTTGAGCATTGGGCGGTCGCTTCGGCAATATCATCATTAAGATATTTTTCTGCCTGATCTATCGTGATAACTCCTGGGTCTCGATCTCCGTGAGCATCGAGATTGTGCCCATATCCAATGCTTAGTTTCCCCTCGGTATCACGATATGAGTGAAGTTTCAATCCTTCGTGTTTTTTGATGAGTGCGCGTAATGATTTATTTTGGCTCATGCGCATTTATCCTTTTTATATCCTGGGTTGTGGCATGGGAGGTCATCCAGCTTGTCATATACCCGCTGGAATCCTTCCGCTATTTTATCCTGCGCTTTCTGGTCGTTTTGTTCGTGATCGCGGCGGAATTGTTCATTGCTTCCTTTGAGTTCCAATATATCTTTTTCGTTGCGTGTCAGTCGTGAACTTGCATATCCAAGCTGATAAACCCAGCCAAGAAGAGCGGCGATAACCGCGAATAGAATACCAACATCCTGTAGTGAAGTGTGCATGGGGCTTGCTCCTTAAGGCCATAAGCCGAGATTTACGTTATTTGATAAATCCTACTACTTTAGCCTTGATATACACCGATGCTGAAAGAGTATGCAAATAGACATAGCGATGCCCATTTGATGAATTTTCAACAGGGGCGTTGATTTGAATTGACGGGAAATCGGCACTGTAAGGAGGTGAATATCGGGTTATCTTTTTCACCCATGTATAGACATAACTAGCTCCGGTATAGGTGACGTTTACGGATCCGGCCCTGAAAGTAGCATTTCCAGAACTGGAATCACGTGCCCAGACCTGAAGAATCACAAATCTAGTATATGCCGGAAGGAAATCCAGCACAATGCGGCCAGAATAGGCCGCTGTTTCGTTCCCAGATCCTTCCCAGTTTGTTGCCACGAGAGTGTCGAAATATGTGGCGTCCCCATAGGCGGTCTTTGTTGCCTGAATTTCCGTGGATGAAAATTCATTTTCATCCCCTAGATAATAGGATCCATATACGGGGTCAATAGTCCAGACTTCCGCATTGCTTACGTTTTTACCCTGAATCGTTGCTCCGCTTATTTCGATATAATTGCCAGATCCATCGGGCGATGTCCTGATAGTACCCGCTTCAAAGGTTCCACCTTTTTGGGATGTGCTGGTTCCATCATATTTAAGATAAGATGTTGCGCTGGATCCGATCTCAAATTTGGGCTTGTCTCCGTCGCTATCGTCGGCGCCAAGAATAAAACCAGAGTGCGCATCGTCTCCGAAGTCTGTCTTTCCCAGACGGATTGCAGCATCTCCGGCGCCGGGAGTAAGTGCCAGTTCGATGATCTTCGATGTTATGGTTCCCGCTGTCAGTTTATCGACCGACATTCCTGCTATTTTGGCATTCGTTACAATGAGGTTGGCAATCTGGGCCGTATTTGAGATAAATTCATTCACGCTGGCCGCATTGGCAACTAAATTGTCAACTAAAATATTTACTCCGCCAGATCCTCCGAAAACCTGATAAGTTGCTCTCGATGTTTGATTCTGAGCCACTGCGACCAATACTTTGCCAGCTCCGATAGCGGTTGCGGCAGTAGTCGTTACCTGAAGAGCGGTGGCGGAAATTGCAATATTGAAATAAATAAACGTAATAGCTGCCATATTGCCAGTATTGCCAGCACCAATTGAATAGGAGGTTCCGTCTGCTGCCGTTAAAGTTCCAGCGCCCCATTGAACAGTATCGGCATCGAGTGCAGAAAATACGCTAGTTAGCGTCCATCCGCGAAGCGCAATATTCATGTTTGCAGGGATTATCGTATCAGCAGCTATGTCCGTAGTGAGCAATCCCGCTGTTGTGACAGCGGCGGAAACGGCACAAAATGGACCCCATCCATAATCAGCACTTCCGCCTATTGCAACGATAGCGGCCTTTGTAGTGGCATCAGATGCTATACCAGATTCGTTATACATTGCGACTCTGAAATAGCGTGTCTTTAGCGGGAATGAAAATGTGTAATTATTGACATACCCAAGCCCATAGCGCGTCGTAGCGTCCGTGGTGAACGCCGCATCTGAAGCAAATTGCACGCATGAATCAAACAGCGTTAGATTGCCTGTTGCCGGATCCGTCCATTGAACCACGAATTTATAGGTTGACGCTTCAACGCTCAATGCTTGCGGAACACCAGGCAGCACGAAATCTTTTGTCGCGATCTGAATCACTTTTGGATCATAGGGAGTGCCACTCTTTGCTAGCTGGACACTGGGAGCCATGGTGCACTCAATGACCATTTTGTGATCAGTTGACCGCGTATTCCCAAAGGTTCCTGAATGCGCGATATTGTCGACGATAAAATCATTGTCAATCGCAAGTCCGGTTTGCACAAGATTGGCCGTAATGTGGATCCGGTCCCCGAGTTCACGAACCTGCATTTCCCGCAAATGGACCGCGTTGGATGCCTTGACCGATAACTGCATCCTCGGTCGGGGATCTTTATAGACAGCAACGACGTAATCCAACATCGCCTGGCCATCTTCGAGATTGGTTATCCACTCGCTAATGCTGGGATATTCGCGCTTGCCATATTTGGCAATACTTGTCACATCCTGAGATACGATCGGTATCGGGTCGCCTTCTAGTATAGCCACGCCATGAGCGCGCAACATTACCAAATAGGCCGCCGACGCATTGGCATTGGTAATTACGAGCTGCAGTCGCTGGCCTAACTGTGTCGCAACGTAGGATAGATCGGACGTGATATCTGTACCAGTTCTTCCGGCGTTCGTGTTTCCTTCAATGTCGATCGTTGACCACGAATCAGCAGCAACGACTTCCGTGGGACTAGATGGTCCTGGACACTCGATATTTATTGTCAGCGATCCGCTGCCGGGAACAACCGGCGGAGCCCCACCCTGTCCACCGACTACATCGCAAATAATCGCCAATACCATGTCTTCGGATTTGTTGAAAGTCCTGACATTGGCGCTGGCATAGTTGTAGATCCCGTCAAGATGATCCATTTGCTGCAATTCCCAAAGTGACAATCCGCCCGGGCCATAGGTTGCCTGCGCTATATCATTTGGCGGATTATAGGAGTGCGCCCTGTCGTCAAAGACATGGTTCCCTTTTCGATCCTCCCTGAATCGTCCAAGTTCGGCATCTTGAATTCCGTGGAGCTCATCAAGGTAGGGAGTGTCCTTTTGTGCCCACCATTTGCTGATTGTGGACATCCCTGTGTCGATGATTCTTTCGGAAGGATGTACGCCATAGTTGTCGAGAATCAATTCGACGTGGTTGCCCGTAGGCGCGTTTTCCATAAGGGCAAGATTTGCCTTGCCATTTGTAAATCTGGAAATACAACCGGAAGCCGAAAGCGTAGCCGTTCCGGCCATGACGTTCTCACCGACTTCGGGAACGATGGAGTCAAGCCGCATTATAGCCACTATTTCAACTATACCGCTTCCAATCTGAGAAGTGATCTTTACTCGTAAATTTGGCAGTATTTTCCCATAGACCGGGCTTGCCGTATTGAAGCTTGAGAATATTGAGGTATTATTTTTCAGATTAAGGGATAACGTCCCGGCCCCATCATACTGAGTCGGTCCGGAACGTCCGCGTGACCATGACCATCGCTGAACATAAGATGTGATTTCAGCATAGGCATGGTCAAACATGAGATTGTTATTCCAATCGACATAAAACCGAAGCGTTTCGGCGCCTTCCGGCATCGGATCGGAGCTGGCTTCGCCCTGCATTAATGGGAACTGCTCATCAGTTGCAGATAGCGGAAATGTTCTTCCCGCCGGAGTTGTATCAGGTGTCCAGGTCATTTTATGATCCTATGCCGTTGCTAAATTTAGACCGCGCTGTCGTAGACGCCGCGCTGATTGCAGTAGTTTCCTGTCAAGTTCGTCCACGCCGTTTATTGTTGCTCCCTCAAGGTGAATATGGATATCTCCACCTTTGAGAGATTTACCCACTCCACTATACTCCTCACCTTCATGTACAACGGCCCAGCCGGTTTTCTTCACCGATCCACCTTCGGCAAGAGTAGGAGGATGTGTAGCAAGATACTGTTGTTTTAGAATTTCTTCAATATCAGCAGCATAATATTGTCGCATGAAATCGTCATAGTTCAATTGTCCCTGAGTTGCATATGATGCATTTACCCAAGCAGCATTTGCTGCGGATTGGGCAAGATTGTAAGCCACTTGCTGTGCGTTTTCTTCGGCCTGTTGCTGCGCGGCGGTAACAGCGGGAGAGGAAGCTCCCGTAGTTGGATCATATTGCCGGGTGACAATTGCAACTAAAATCTTTTCCAGTTCATCCACAACTGCTTGCTTTGCATCGTTAATTGAGGCAGTAAGTATTTCAATCTGGCTCTGTGTTTTATCCTGAGCCGTTTGCAGATAATCAACCGCACTCTTTACCTGATCAAGATAGGCTGCGTTCATATTCTCGCCTGTGGATTTCAGGAGAGCATCTGTAATGGTGTTTATACCTTTCCCGTACTGGGTAACCGCCAGCGCTCCGGCTTGTCCGCCGTATGTTGTTAGGGCCTGCTTGAGTTCCTCTGACATTTTCTGAAATGGCTGGAATTCAGACAGGCTATTTTTCATACCAATCATGTTTGTGAGCTGGGCAATCTTGCTGGTATCAAGTCCGGCTTCGGTCAATGCAGAAATAGCTTCCGGCCCCATCTTGCCGGACATGATTTGCGTGATCGGGTCTAGTTCAGACATGAGACCAGATACCTGAGATTGCAGGGATTGGATAAATGCCAGGTTCTTCTGCATCCCCGCAAGTTGGATATTGAGATCGGTGACTTTTTGGACCTTAGCCAGATCCCCGCCAAGATCTTTAATTATCTTACCCAACTTTTCTGACATAACTCCGGTTTTCAGGAATGACACATACATGTCATCGGACTTGGTAATTGTACCTTCAATTGTGTTTTTAAACGCAACCATATCCGTTGCCAGCTGTTCATAGGGCTTCAAAACCTTCTCGGTACCAGCCAGAAGTTTTTCCGTGATCCCTGGTATTTTGGCCTCTATTTTGTCCATAAATCCAGGTGTGTTTTTCCAGATCTCATTAAGCTTTGACCAATCCCCTGTGAGAACTCCAAGTTCAGTTGCGGATCTCATGTTTACCACGGTCCCGCCAGCTTTTGCTATTTCAAGAGCCTTCAAAAGTTGATCCATTTTACCCTGCTGTTGAGCAAGCGGGACAAGCTGCTCGGCAATCATCTTTGGTGACCAGTTCATCTGAGACTGCACACTCCACCCCTGACCCTCAGTTACTCCGATGCTGGAAAGGAACTGCTTGGCGTTTTCCTCACTGAATGCAATCTTGGTAGCTTTGCTAATTCCTTCGGACATGGATTCTGGCGTAGTTTCTCCCTTTGCCCATTTAATAAGCACTGGCGTAATCGTCGCCAAGGCTGCGATGGCCGCACCTATTACGGGAAGCGTAGCCGCCCCAAGTCCAAACAATCCAGCTCCGCCACCGAGTCCAAGCGCTCCTGTTATTCC